GGTTTGAATTATCTGGATAATTCCCTACAAAAACTAAATAATCTAGAGAGAAATGGAGAAAAATGGCTAAAACAAATACAGATGAAGTGGAGAAGGTAGAGGGCAAAACGCCTGAAATGGCGGAAAACAAACAGTCTAAAACCCCCACTTCAAAAAATACCCCTGATGAGACCGCTACGGAAGCGGGTAAAAATTCCGGTAAAGCAGAGGGCATTAGCCAAGAAAAAGTTAATGAACTAATTGGTAAGGTTCGAACTGAGGCTAAAGAAGTTGCAACAAAAAACTTTCTAAAAGACCTTGGAGTGGAATCTACCGAAGAACTCAAGGCGTCTCTTGCTGAGTACGCTGAGTTCAAACGAGGACAAATGACTGAACTTGAGAAAATTCAAGCAGACCTTGAATCTCTCAAAGAAGAAAATGTACAGCTTAAAGAAACCTCAACATCGTCACAGACACGGGCGCAAAAAGCCCTTATCAAAGCAGAGGTAGTTAAGCTTGCCGCTAATAAGTTTGCTGACCCGGAAGTAGTTTATAAGCTTGTTTCTGATAATGACTTCGAAGTTGATTTGGAGGCAGGACAAGTTTCCGGCGTAGCAGAGGCGTTAGAGGCACTTGAAGAACAACATCCTTGGATGATTTCGAAACCATCGAAGGTATCTAGTACGAGTGCCACGAATCCTGCTTCCCCTACAAAGAAGCTTGGTAAGTCGGACGAAGACCGCAAAGCGGAATACTTTGGACGCTCAGGTAGTGATTTTTGGGAAGGACGTGGCGTACAGGTACTAAGTGATAAAGAATAACTTATGCTTATACTTATAGGAGATAAAAATGGCATATTCTAAAGTTTCAGACCTTAACAGTCTGTTCAATAGTATTTATGAAGATGCTCTTTTTGTCGCACGAGAACAGAACTTGATGACTCAGCTTGTAACGAACTATTCAGCCCGTGGCTGGATGAGTCGCTACATCTCGATTTATCCTGAAGTTTCTGCGGAAACAGTTGCTGAAGGTGAGGATTTTTCAAATCCTACGACCTTCAATAAGACGACCGAAGCCACCCTTACCCCCGGTGAGGTTATGGCGCAGATTGTGTTGACAGATAGACGCATTGAAACCGACCCAGATGACGCTCGAAGAGACGCTTCTTTGGAACTCGGTAATGCTATTGGAACAAAGATTGATACGGACTTGGTTGGAAACTTCTCTAGCTTTACGGCAGGCGTCGGAACGGCTGGGAACTCTCTGACCTTGGACAATGTTGCGGCAGGTCTTTCGAAGCTCCGCAATGCAAATGCACCGAACCCCATCTACGTTGTGCTCCATCCTTACGGTTGGCATGACATTTGGAACGAACTAGGCACTCCTGCCGCTCACTACGCTTTTCAGGGCGAAGTGGCAAATGAGGCTCTCCGCTCGTTCTTCGTTGGCAGTTGGCTCAACGTACAGTGGTTCACTTCTTCGAATATCAGTGTTGATGATAGTGATGACGCAGTTGGAGCTATCTTCAACCCTCAGGCTCTTGCTTTCGATAGTCGCAAGGCTCCCCTTATGGAACCGGAACGTGATGCTTCGTTGCGTGCTTGGGAACTCAATATGAGTGCGGGATACGCTCATGGTGTGAGACGTGACGCTTTTGGTCAGTCTATTACTCATGACGCTACCGCACCTGCGTAAAGGAGAATATAATGATTGTTCATAAGAAAACTCTTTCAGTCGTTATTCCTGACCCTACCGCAGACGAAAAACTTGTCATTATGAAAGCTCCGTCAGACCATCCCATTACTATTGAAGATGCGTATGTTGCGATTGCTGGCGATGTTGCTGGCAGTACAGCAAACTACATTCAAATCAACCTAATTGATGGTGGGGCGGCTGGCACAGCGACTACAGTCATGTCTGGTACAGCAGGTGGTACGGCTGGTTGGACTGACAATGTTGCTAAGCAGATGGCAATCACCGCTGGTTCAGGCAGACTTGACGCTAGTGATTATCTAGTGTTGAATTATGATGAAACTGGCGCAGTTGCTCCTGCTATGCTTACCGTTATGATTGAGTATGTTGACGGATTGGGCGCAAAAACTAACGCCTAAGAAATAACAAATTATGGGGGAGGCTTGTCCTCCCCTTTATTTTGTCTGAACTTGAAAGGAGGAAAATGAAAAGAATTTTATGGCATTCTAATGCTCCATGGGCTTTGACTGGATATGGTGTTCAGACAAAGCTTTTTACTGAGCGTATCAGTAAGTTAGAAGATTATGAAGTAACAATATCCGCTTTTTGGGGGTTGAATGGGAACCGCCTTCAACTAGGAGACGTTTTAGTTTTACCGGGTTACGCAGACAGCTATGGAAATGACGTAATTTCCGCCCATTGTAAGTTTTCTAGAGCAGACTTACTCATTACACTACTGGATATTTGGGTACTAAATCCTGCTATCGTAAAAAAGCTACCTTGGTTAGCGTGGATACCTATTGACCATGACCCTATTCCAAAACCCGTATTTGAAAGTCTAACAAACGGAAATCCAGTACCCCTAGCGATGTCTAGGTTTGGGGAGAAAAAACTGTTAGAAGCTGGTTTTGACCCCTTGTACGCCCCACATGGAGTTGAATTAGAATATCTAAAGCCAGTTAATCGTAAAGACCTGAGAAAAATGTTTGGTTGGGATGACCGTTTTGTGGTAACAATGGTAGCGGCTAACAAAGGCTATCCTTCAAGAAAGTCTTTTGCTGAAGTTTTCAAAGCATTTAATCAGTTTCAAAAAAAGCACACAGATGCTTTGTTGTACATTCACACAGACTATAACGCTTCTTGGGGGATTAATCTCAGAACAATGGCTAAAAACATTGGTATTCCTAATGATAAGCTCATATTTTCCGATAAATATGATTACATTATAGGACAACCAACTGATGTAGTTCATAGTATTTATGCGGCGTCTGATGTTTTCATGAACCCTGCAAGAGGAGAAGGTTTTGGCGTTCCAATCATCGAGGCGCAAGCAAGTGGACTTCCTGTGATTGTCACGGATTGGACAGCTATGCCTGAACTATGTCATTACGGACTTGCTGTAGATGGACAACTTGTTTATACAAATCAAGATTCATACCAAAAAATTCCTAATGTTAATGAATTGATTAACTCTATGAATTATTTCTATGGTATGTCTGAATCAGAACGAATCAGGAAGGGCAAAGAGGCTTCAAAATGGGTTGAAGAAAATTATCATCCTGATATAATTATAGATAAATACTGGAAACCTGCGCTTAAAAAAGCATACGAAAGGACTGAGGGGAGACGTAATTATTTGGAGGATTAAATGGCACGAAGTGGAGTTAGTTACATTATTGATGAGGTACGGCGTCTCTCTGGAGCGGGAACGGCAGAATTTGTAGTAGGAACAATTTCTTACTTTTCTGATGATACAATAGAGCGCATTTTGGATACTCGCAGGGCAAGGCTTTCCAGACATGAAGTTGTTTTTGAACCTGAACTGTCTACGGATGGGTCTGGTTCTGCTGTTTATCGTCATGCTAAAATTGGCTATGGTTGGGTAGAAGATGACTCTACAGGAACAGCTAATTTTATCGTTACAAACTCTTCTGGAAGTATTTATGGAACAGCCGCTTATACTTTTTCTCCTGAAGATGGGTTTCTGACTTTTTCTTCAAACCAAAAAGGGTCTCAAGTCTTTGTAACTGGTTGGGTACATAATCCATATCAGGCGGCAATGGATGTTTTAGTTTCATGGAATACCCAAATAGCGTTTCAGCCAGATTGGGAAACAGATAATATGAAGGTCAAGCGCAGTCAGCGAGTAGGAGCTATTCAAGCTCAAATTAAAAATCTGAAAGAGCTTGGTGGTTGGTCTCCTGCATTACGCTCTACAAAAATTGCACGCACTGACCTAGATGACGGGAATTAATTATGGATACTCTTGGACTTTCTGATACTGAGCTAACTACAATTAGAAGTGATGTTGAAGAATTACTTCCTGATACTTGCACCATTCAACAGTCTGTTATTACAAATAACGCTGTAGGAGAACCCGTAAGAACTTACTCCGCAAGGGCTGAAAATGTTCCTTGCCGCATAGACCCTGAAATTGTCATGCAAAATGCGTTTGAGTATCTTGGTGGTTTTTCTGATGTTGTAAAAGCCAATAGTGGTTTTCGTCTTACTGTAGCCCATGACCAGACAGTAGAAATCACAGATAGAGTTGTTTGTAATGGTGAAACGTATGAAGTAGTTGCAGTAGACCCCGGCAAATCATGGAAGGCGTCTACCAGAGCGACGCTTTCAAAGGTGTCTCCATAATGTCTAGAGGAGCCTCAGTTAAAGATACATGGCTTTTGGTAGATGTTGAATTGGAAGAAGGATTTTCTTACCTTTTAAAAAGGTTTGGAACCAAAACTCAGGACGCTCTCTATGCTTTTGGAAAAGAAGTTAGAGATTCAGCCGAACCCCCTATAGATACTGGAGCTTTGGAAACATCAGGCACTGTTTATACTCGTGGAAATTATGGAGATTTTGAACGTCGCAGAACAGAGGCACAAGCATTACGACCAAACGCCAGATTTGCAGGAAAGTTAATTCCAGACAAAAACACTGTTCATATTCATTGGTTAGCACATTACGCTACTTATATTGAATTAGGAACGATGAAAAAACCTGCAAGACCCTTTGCTATTCCTGCATTAGAAAAAGAAAAACGAAGTTCTTTGAAAGATTCTTTTATTAAAGAGTATCAAGACAAACTAATTTTTGAACGGACAGTTATACGAGTTAGATAAGCTTGACATAACTGGTTGAAACGGTAAAATAAAACTAATGAAATCAATTGATACTGCACTTTACTCCGCACTGAGCGGAGATACAACATTAGCTAATTTAGTGGGGGGAACTGCAAACCCTAGAATTTATAATAGTGTGGCTCCCCCGGATTGTACGCTCCCTGTTGTTATTTTTCACAAACAGGGTGGAGGTAATACGCATGGAACTCCAAGAGAAGAGCACGTTGTTACTTACGCAGTAAAAGCTCTCTCAGGTTCTATGCTCACTGGATTAGACATTGCAGAGGCAGTACATGACGTTTTAGATGACGCAAACCTGAATGTTTCTGATGGATATGCTGATTATGCCACTTATGAAATGGGGCATTTGAACTTTGCAGAAGCATTGGGTGGTGGAAGTATCATGTACCACGTGGGTAGACTTTATCGTATCCACGTTGAAGGTACTGCATAATTTTAAGGAGATTTTAAATGACGATAGCCAACCGCTATACAGGTAAAAACCTTTATGCTGAATTTATTTGTCCCGCAGGCACGATTCTTCTAACGGGAGACCAACGCTCTCTTTCCGTAGATAGAGAAGCAGATATGGTTGATGTTACAGCAGGAGATGAGACAGATAAAAGTTACACATCTCGACTAAAAGATGGTACGGCAGAAGTAACTGTTCTTGACCAAGGAAGTGTTCTCGCCACAGGTCTTGAGGCGGCTATGCCAGAAGGTACTAGTGGTACTCTTCTCTATGCCCCGCAAGGAACTGCCGCTGGAAATCCCAAACGTGGGTTTGCGGCAATTGTACAGTCCATTTCAACAGAATATCCGTATGATGATGTTGTGGAATATACAATTTCTTTCCAGAAGAGTGGAACGCTTCTTTATGCTGGAACAGCACAATACTAAATAAGATAAAGGAGGTAATGTATGGCTTCTTATGAGCTTGACTTCAACCGTCTTACTTATGATGAGTTTCAGGAGTTTTATGCTGAGAACAAAGACGGAAGTGAAAAAACAATGACAGAAGACGAAGCTAGACGCATGTTAGCTAAGATTATCGTAAAATGGGAAGGTACAGCAAATGATGACCTTGACCTTAGAATCCCAGAAAATCTTGGTAAGCTTGGTGTTTTAGACTATGTTGACTTGCAAAAAGCGTTTGAACAGGAAATGACGTCATTGGTTGAAGATTCAAAAAACTCTCAAAGTCCGTCTACAAAAGTTTAAAGTTTGGTGGTGACGGACTGTCTTGGGAAGCAATTAGAATTCTGCTCGCTGTGGAGTTAAGTACATTACCTTCTGAGATAGACAAAATTCCAGTTACTGACGTGTTTAAGATTATGGCAGTTCTGGACGGAAAAGGAAAAGCTTCCTAACTATGGCACAAGGTATTGCTGACTTTTTACTCCGTGTTAGAGCGGATACAAAAGACGCTGAAAATAAATTAGGCAGACTTAGGTCACAATCACATTCTACCGGGAATGCTCTCTCAAAAATGGCTACTATAGCTGGTGGATTCTTATTGAGGGATGTCATTCTCGGTGGAGTGCGTGCTTTGCGTACTCTTGGCACAGAAGCACTCAACGCCACTAGAATAATGCAGAACCTTCAAATCCAGATGGAATCACTTGCCGCACGAGAACTTAAAAATGCTGGCAACGCCATGATGGAGTTTGCAGAGGAACAGGGCTATCATAATGCTCTTACGGGAGAAACTCTTGTTGGTCTTGAAGCTTTCCAAACCCAATTAGATTCCTTGGGCATTTCATTAGATGTAATCGGAGACCGATTTAGGGTTGTTAATCGAGACGGACAGCAATTTGTAGCAATCACAGATGAACAAGCGGCAAGCCTTTATTCAGCTTCCGATATGATGGGGTTTGCGCAAGAACGTGCCTCAACAATGATAGCAGAACTTCGTAGAATTGCTATTATCTCCCCCTACACAGTTCAAGCAACAAACCAGCTTTTCAAACTAGCACAGGCTTATGGATTCAACGCTCGTGAATCTCTTATGATGACTGAGGGCATGTTGAATCTTGCGGCTGGTATTGGTGCTACAACAGAGCAAACAGAACGCATGATGTTTAACTTTGCTCAGATTCGAATGCAGGGCAAAATCATGTCTCGTGACTTCTGGGAATTAGGTAAGGCTGGTTTTGACCTCAACGCTGTGTTGGAAGAACTTTCTCAAACCACAGGTCAAGTTATTGACGACCACCTTGATTTTAACCGTCTTATTGCAGACGGAACGATTACATGGGAACAATTCGCAGAAGCCTTTGCTTCAATGGCAGAAAAAGACTTCGCTGGTGCGGCAGAAAAGATGGCATACTCTATTACGGGTATTATGAGCACCATACAAGATATTTTTAACCTCACCGTGCCTGATTTATTTATGCCCGCCGCAGAAGTATTTGGAGCATGGGTTCAAGACTTAGCTGGTGTGTTTTTGGATACCCTTGAAAGTGGTTTTCTTAGTGATATTGGAGAAGACCTTGCAGGCATCATGGAAGGTGCTCTTGGTTTGGCTTTTGGCTTTGTAATGCCAACAGACCTTCCAGAGATTGGAACAATGGAACACAGGTTAGGAATTTATGGGGAAGAGGCGGGAGATTCTTATTCTGATGGATTTTTAGGAAGACTTGCATCGTCCTTGACAGAGCTAACGGGCTTTTTTGACGTTTTAGGACTCGGAGGCTTTGATGCGGCAGGCGGTTTTCTTGAAATGAAGGGATTTCTAGACTCAGACCAAGCGGAGGTTTTTGCGGATTTTGGAAATGCTTTTGTACATTTTGCAGATGCCTTATCAGGATTAGCTGTGGATACTTTGATTTTATTAAAAGATACTTTGTTAGGATTTTTTGAAGCAGTAACTCCTGAAAATGTCAGTATAATAGGGCTTTTAACTAGTGCCATGGAGGGCATAGCAACTTTTATTGATGAGCATCCTAACCTTCCTACATTTATTCTCTCTCTAGGAACGGCTTTTCTCGCTTTCAAGGCTGTGTCTGGGGTTATTGGAGTTTTTATGGGATTAGGCTTTTCCCTGTTACAAATTGCCCAAGCTATGAGCGGCTTGTTGTTAGTTGGAATAGCACTTAATATTCTTAAAACAGTAATTGATGAGTTTGGTGAGGAAGCGTTACTCGCATTTCAACAACTTATAGCTTTAGGATTAATGGGATTCTTTTCTGGTTTATCTGCCCGTGCGGACGCCTTATCTGGTGTTCTTTCAACCGCTATAGGTTGGTTTAGTGGTTTAGGAGAAAAGCTTGCGGAAATTGCAGAACTAACTGGTTCGTCATTTTTTGGAAACATGGCAGACGCTATAAATAACTTTCTAATTCCCGCATTAGAGGGCGTAGTTGATTGGCTTGGTAGGATGGCAGAAAACTTTATGGAGTTGGTAGCCCGTATTCCTAGTTGGCTTGTTCCCGGCTCACCCCCGCCTTTGGCAGAAGGTTTTGGATATATCGGAACAGAGCTTAGAAGAGTGAATAGAGGCTTTTCTACCTTTTCTCGTGAGGCTAGAGGATTGGGTAATTCCGCTTTTGGAGCAAGCCAAATGACCGATTCACCTTCCATGTTTAATGAAACACAACGACAGAGTTCCAGCACTTTTGACGGAGCTACAATTAATATTCAAAACCCAACCGATAAACAATGGTTGTTGAGAACGTTTAGGAGAACTTAATGGCAATAACATACAAACTAACAGATGGTACAACAGAAGTAGACCTCACCAGTTCGTCAGGATTTCAATATCTTGTAGATGGTGCTGGCAACTATAGTCTCATGGATGAAATGGGCATTGGGATGTCTGGAGATGTCCTTGAGGACATGATTTTGAAACTTACCGCTTCTGGTCATGATAATGCGGCAACCCAATTGCAGACTTTGAATAAGCTTTTGAAAAAGGCTTATGATTATTTTCATACCAATTGGCAGACTACTCCCGTTTATTTGGAAGCAAAGACTTCTGGTGAAACTAATTCCCGCTATGCTCTCGTAAAAGGCGTGAAAGATGTAGAGCACGGCAAACTATATGATATGGTCTTTTCTGAAAAGAATCTTCTGTTGGGCTTTAGAGTAGGGATTATTCGTGAACATCCTTGGCGTTCTTTTCGTCCGGGCAATATTGGTACATCTATTGCTAGTGGACATATAGCAAATTATTGTGATGATGTAGAAATTACCAACATTAAATTATACGACAATGGAACGGGCTATTCAGATATAAGTCTAACAGGAGGAACGTTATTTCCTTCCACCGTAGCGCAGTCAGACGCTATTATTGTTGGTTCTACAATTGGTTATCCTAAAGCTATTATTTTTCCAACACTAAAAACGGCGGGAAATTTTACTTCAACAGATTGGGTTTTAAAGTACAAAACAGCCGCTTCTTATGGGACTCTTACTCTTGGTGAGGACTATCTTTGTTTTCCAGAAGAAACCGTTGAAGAGTGTTTTGAACAAACGGATGAAGACATTGCTATTACAATCAAACCTCCAAGTGATTGGGTTGTAGAAACAGTTGATTCTGTAGAGGCTTATTGGGTATGGGTTCAAGAAAATGATGCTACCCCTTCTTATTCTGCTAGACCCGTTTTAGATGATTCTACTGATGTTTATTGTCAAAAGGAACCTTACATGGCATTAGGGTCTGCTGTTTTTGGTGGAGACAGCCCCATGAAACTGATGCTTCGCCTAAAAGCAGATTCGGGAGGAGGAACGGCGGTTGGATTTGGAAATATCTCTCGAATTTTAATCGGAACAAAATCAAGAGGACTGGACAACTTTTCATCGCATTTAAATGCTGGTGGATACGATATGCCAACAGGTTGGGAAGTTGCTCAACTTACAGATGCGGCGGCAGTAGCAAATCCAGAAGCACCGGGCGGGTATAGTTCAACTATTACCTTTGCAGGCACTTCGTCTCTAACGTCAAGAATTCAATTTCAAGGAACTTCTATGTTGTCAGATTATGAGGGTGAATATTTAGCCTTTTTACGCTGTCAACAGTCAGGCGGGAGTATTGGAGATATTGGTGTCCAATTACGAACCTTTCTGTATGGAACTTCATTATATGACCCGCACGTTTCTACTCCAGAAGTATATACACATGGTGTAGACGAAGGATATGAAACTTTGGATTTAGGACTTCTCTCCTTACCTTTTACAGAAACACATGCAGATGATGACTTAGAAAATGTTGATGTCATCTTTCAACTATTGGCAGAACGTACTTCTGGAAGTTCCTATCTAGATGTTCTGGATTTAATTTTATTGCCAGTAGATGAGGCACAAGTAGGAGCAGATGACCCTGTGTCAGACCTTGACTATGGTTCTTCTGCCCTTAGAGGAAAAACCGCTTTAGATATTGATAGTGGTTTGATTGATTGGAGAGCACAAAAACAAATTATAGATGCAGGCGGAACTCTGCATCCTTCTGAGGCATGGGTATTGATGCAAAAACCCATCGAATTAGAAAATCTAAATGCTAATACACGGCTGTATTTCCTGCTAGAGTATTATCCTACAGCATGGGATAGTGCTCCTCTGGTGAGTACAGCGGCACAACATTTATCAGTAGAGGTATTTGCACATAAATGTTATTCAGCTTTGAGAGGAAGTGACTAATGTTATACCGAATTAATATTATGGGAACTGTCAGTAAAGATAATAAAAAGCTTATTTTCAGTTCTGATGTAGAACGCTCTACTGATGGGGAAGAATGGACACTAGTTGCCAATTTTATTGATAAATTTATTGTTGAAATGGACGATGCTACCATTCGACAACACATTATAAAACGGGCGAATACTTTAGCAGAAGTAGATGCAAACAGAATTGAAAAAACAGACTTGCAAGCTAGAGCTACAGCAATTGCAGAAGCACTAGACGGTCAAACAAAGGAAATTTAATGTCAGTTGCAGAAACCATTGTGATAAAGCAAAATCCAATTACTGAATATGAAAGATTCAATAAAACTTTTATCAACGCCCGTGGAGATATTAGTGATTATCAAGACGATAATAGAGCAATGGGAGGATTTTGGACAGCTTCTTTCACTACTTCTATGACAATGAATAAAATGTTAGACCTTTTTGAGAATGGGTTAGGCAGAGAGTTTATTGCATACGGTTATGGGTCTCAAATATTGCACGAAGGCATGGTATATGAACTGGTATTGAACCTTCCTCCAGATAAGCTAACAATCAGTTTAGAGAGCATGTATAACACTATTCTTATGCGGTCAGATTATGATGGCGATGATGCTGTTGAGCGTTCTACAGAATTGACCAATGCAAATAGTGTAGCACGGTATGGAACGAAGGCGAGAGTTTATGGCGGTGGTCAGCTAACCAGCTTAGCAGTTGCAGACCAAGCAGTTCAAACAGCCTTGAACCAAATTGCTTTTCCTACTCCCTCTATTGAACGTGGAAGCGGCTCAGGCAACCCTTCTATCGAAATTTTTTCTCGTGGATATATTTATACTTTGGGGTGGGAACTTTATAACTATACTAGTGGTGGAACACAAGGAGCCTCAGCACAGATTGAAGACATTGTAGATGATGCTCAATATGTAGCAAGCTATTCTTATGACGGAAACGCTACCACAGTTAACAAAGACACGGATGCGGACAGAAAAATTTTAAATCTTGTAGAAGACATCGCAAAGCTAGGAGACCAAAACAATACTAGATGGTTACTTTATATGACTGAGGGCAGAGTTTTGAACTTCAAAGAATCTGCTCCGTCAGAGGTTATTGGATAATGCCTTCATACGTTAGTTCTGGATACGAAACTAATAGATATGGCACATCTCGACCATGTTCTATTACAGTTTCAGGAGAAAATAAATGTTTATTTGCATGGACAGGCTATGAGGATACTACGGACAGAATTACAAGCATTGTTTTCGATGCGGGTGGGCTTGCTTTAGACTTTACTCGTGTTCCGGGTACAACTCGTAACAAGAACGCCGACAGGGATTTTTACGGTGAATTGTTTTATTTACTAAATCCTCCAGATGGGGCTTATGTTACTACATTTAATTGGAGCGGCAGCGTATTAGCGGGGATGATGTGCCTTTTATTATATGAAGACGTTAGTCAGGATGACCCTTTTGGAACTCCTGCGGAAGCGGAAGACACTCAACCTGATGAAATTGTTAAATCAACTATTACTGTTAGTGCTGAAGAAACTCAATTGGTAGTAGATTTTGAAGCTGAACGAGACGGCTCAAACGATAACGTACCAACAGAAATAGGACAAACAGCAAGACTAATACAAACATGGTGGCCGGGTACCGGACCTCGGTACAAAATATGTTCATCAGATAAAGCGGGAGCGGCGTCGGTTACTACTGGCTGGAAAGCACCCAATGCAAGCTACTCAGCAAGCAGAGTTTTAACTTCTGTACCAGTTAATCCACCTAGTGCTGGTCGTTCACGGCTTGTAAAATATTGGGCAAATACTTATGACCCTAAACAACGTATTAGAGACAATCAGGGAAAGACGGTAAAAGAAGGGCTACTCTCAGCAGGAGAATGGTTCAGAAATGAAGGAGCCTTTCTTATGAAGGCGAACAAAAAATCCAATCTAATCGAAGAGCCTTCCGTTGGATTTATTGAATCTGTAAATGAGCAAAAAGACAAACAAGACTTACAAACAAGTCAAGAAACAATGTTGGAAAGACTATTTCAACGTCTTGGTGGGAGTAGTGCATAATGATTTTAGGATATATTCCAGTTGGAACAAGTATGGATAACGGTTATACAGTAGATAAGACAGCTTATGACCTTTATTCTTATTCAGAAGTAAGTGGAGCGGCAAATGCTAATTATGACCCTGACGCTAATGCCTCCGCTTCTATCGAACGAGAAGCTCCTCCTGATGTTGGGGTAGCTATTAGTATTTATGACCCTGAACTACAAGCTTTATTAGCCTATGAATAATTTGTGTTTTGTAATTATTGGAATAAATGAATGGGAAGAATTTACTCTTCCCTTTCTTTCTTCTATTGCAAAGCATGAACCCACAGCTAAAGTTGTTTTGGTAGATAATGGCTCAATTCCAGCTTATCCCGAACACCCAACAGTAACAAAAAAAGTGCGTTCAGAAAAAATTATTCCCTTTCCATCAGCCCTAAACATCGGAATACAAACCGCCCTTGGGTTTGAAAGAATTGAATGGATTTTACCTGTCAATAATGACGTTATTGTAGAACATCCACTAAACGAAGACCTATTGAAAGCTTCCAGTCTCAACGGTTTTTGTATAAGGGGAATTAGTGAGCATTCTTTTCTAAGTAGTTGGGCTTTGGTAGGCTCTCCTGAATTATGGAAAACTGTAGGTAATTTTGATGAGCACTTTGCACCTATGTATTATGAAGATGCTGATTATTCTTTACGAGCAGTAGCGGCGGGCTTTCCGCTAAATCTTATTGATAGAAAATTATTCGGATTAGCTCATCTAGAAAAAGATAGAAAAACTATAAAAAATTCTCAGCTTGAAGCATGGACAAACAACAAACAATATTTACAGAAGAAACACTCCCTTGAGACTACTCGTATGGGCATTATTCCCGCCGCAGGCAAAGGCTCTAGATGGGGCGGATTTGCAAAAGAATTACTTCCTATTGGAGAAAAAGAATGGCTATTAGAAAGAACGATTAAAACACTCGACTGTGACGCCAATCTTATTATAACGTCCCCAGAAAAAATTTCTCAGCACATTATGGCTACACAGCATCTTCCTTATAATATAGCCTTTTCCCTACAAAAACATGAGCAGGATATTTGGGGAGCTATAAAAACCTCTTTCCCCTATAGCTATGAATATAACTTGTTTTCCATGCCAGATACAATTATCCCATCAGTCAATGCCTTTCCAGAAGTTCTTACAAACCCTTTTTATTTGGGAGTTTTCGAAACAAAAATACCTGAACGGTTTGGGGTGTTATTGGACAGACAAGTGGTAAATAAAGTAAAATTAGAGCAAGGAACATACAGGGCTTGGGGAACTCTTATATGGAGTAAAGAAGTAGTAGATTATTGGAAAAGCGTAAAAATAGATAATTACACCGACGCCATTAATCTAGCAATTCAAAAATTTGGATTAGAAACTTTCCCGCTAAGGTATTATTACGACTTAGCAAATTGGGAAGAGTATTCTAATTATGTAAAGGAAAATTAAATGGGTATTTGGTTGCCAAACGCAGAAGATGAAAAACGCTTTGGATTAGACATCAGTCAATTTCAAGGTATGTCAGACTTTGATAAAATGAAGTCTGTAACTACACCAAAAGCAGTTGATTTTGTTGGAATCCGTTACGGGATTTCATGGGGATACGTTGATAACAAATGGACTTATAATTGGACGGAAGCTAAGCGGGTCGGTATTCCCCGCATGGCATATCATGTTGTTTATCCGGGAGAAGACGTAAAGCGACAAATGAACCACTTTCTCGATGCCTTTTCAAAAGGTTTAGGGGAAGGTGCTCCTGTTTTAGATGTTGAACTTCACCACAACTTTTCTAAGGCTAGAGTAACAGAAACAGTACAGGAATGTTTTGAATATTTGAAAATAAAGGTTGGAAGAACCCCTATCATCTATTCCCGTCCAAGTTTTGTTAGCGGGTATATGTTGTCCAACCAATCTTGGTATAACGACGCTTATTGGTGGATGGCAATGTATACATATCTTGGAAAAGAACATGACGGTACAGGATTACTAACTAGTTGTAACAAGGTAGGTATTTTGTCTAGCAGGGTCATTATTCATCAGACAAGTTCCCGTGGTCAGGGGTCTTATTATGGGGCGGAAAGTGCGGACTTAGACTATAATCGTTGGTTGGGTTCAGAAGAGCTGTATCAAAAAATGTTCAACCAGCCTAATACTGAACCAGAGCCACAGCCCGAAATTGAAATCGAAGTAGTTGTTCCTTCAAACGTCGACGTAAAGGTGACTAAAAAGCAATGAGTATTACACAAATTGCAAGCTGGATTTTAGGGCTTGTCACTATTATATGCAGTCTCAAGCTTAGAAAAAGTAGGTCTCTGTATTCAATTTACCCAATCTTTGTTATCTTAGGGTTTCACTATTTTCTTTTCTATTCGGGTGTTTTCTTTTACTCGACTATTTTGGGTTTTTCTACAGATATTGTTCCTTTTGTAAATTTCTCCTTTGAGGACTGGTCTCCTGTTATGCGAATCCATACTGAATTATCCATCCTCATGATTCTTGTTATCAGGTTTATTGAGGATAAGAATTTAGAAAAACAATTCGAAAAAAACTTGAAGTCTCTAATGAGGAAAGTTTGATGAGTACAGAATGGATAGCGGTCATCGCTTCCATCATTACGGCTGGATTTTCAGCTTTTGCTGTTATCTATCGTATGCGTAAGGAAGAGCCGAAAGTCGAAGCTTCTGCGGCAGAATCAATTACAAATGCGGCAACAGTGGTGGTAGAAATGCAGAATAGGCAGATAGATAATCTTATGGAAAAAGTGGATGAATTAGATAAAAAATATACAGAATTGTCTGAGGAACACGAGCGGCTTAGAAACTATATCAAGCTGTTTCGTGCTGGCGTCAAGAAACTTGTAAATCAGGTCGAAGATTTAGGCATCGAACCTGTTTGGACATTAGAAGAACTTCCCCCATTGGACGAAATTCCAATAGGTAGCGACCTGCTAGATGAATAGAACTTAAAAACTCCCTTCTTCCTCTCAAAGAAGGGAGTTCGCTGTCAATTGTAAAATAAGGGATTAAGACCGTGCGTGTTCTTTGAGAGGTTCAACGCCCATGTGATAAAACATGAGTTCAAAAAGAACAGCAACACCCCATTGTAGCAAGGAAGACCACTCATAAACGATGGGGTCAGCCCAACCTACTTCGGCTAGACCGATACCAGCAATAGCAGTCAAAAATGGAACCATAAGTGTGTAGTAAACGGCGGGAAAACTGAATTCATCGTTCTTGAAAACGAACTTCCTCAAAAGCCATTTAACTCCTTCAAGCAAAGCAAGTGCAACTGTAGCGGCTTGCAATGTAAGCATACCTTCCATGTTTAAGTTCTCCTTTCAGGTTATAGTTTATTTTTATCTCATTTATCTAAAATCGTCAAGTTTACTTTTCTAGCCCCATCCATAGGTTTATCAACTACTCGACCATCTAAAATATCAGCAACATAGGTTCCGTCGGTAAAATAATCTTCTGGAAGATTAAAAGGTAAATGCGTTCCCGTTCCAGCCCCCTCAGAAATTAAATCATAACGTTCAGCGATTTTAATCCGCTCCTCATACGGCTTTATAACAAATTTATGATGTAGAATAGAATATGGGCATAGAGGGGCTAGAGCAAATCCATCATGAACACGACTAACTTTAGGATGGGTTTTCCATGTAGAAAGCCTCAGATGTATATCAGGAAAAAGAGGCTTTTCTACAAAATATTCTTGTGGAGAATAAAGGTTCATTGTCGGAACTTGCCATTTCTTACTCTGCATGTGTTTTCTATCTTTTATCCATTGGACTAATCCACTACTCATTTCTTCATCATCATCTAACCGCATAGCCCACGTTGTTTTGACGTCTTCATAAACAGAAGTTAGAACGCTTTCAATATAACCTTTAGACTTTACCATCATTAGTCTGTGGGCAATATTCATACTTGAAATTTCTAGTAACTTTTCGTAAGCTTCTTCCGTAGGACAATCTCCTACTAAAAAGAACTCAGCTCCAAGATAGTCTGCATGTTCTCTCATCTTTTTGAAAAAAGGAAAGGCTCTATCTTCTAGGGTACTTACACATAAAATGGTCATATCAGATAAAAAATGTTGGTCATATTTCGACCTATAAAACTTTGGGGTTACTTCAAGCTCAAGCTTACCGTAACAATGTGGACATTCAGAAATTAATCTTTTCATACATCAAATCTCTCCAATTCTCCCCATATTTCAAAGTCATAATTTCATCCATATTTGCAGAAGCTAAAGCCACTCTGTCTTCCGCACTCATATTCATTCGATTCATTTCGTAACCAATGTTTGTAGTCTTCTTTATAAGGATAGAATCATCAATATAAATATCATGTCCAGACCGTCTTGCCAAATAAGAGGTTTCTAAATCTACTCCCCAACCATATATAAAACGATAATCAAAACCACCAATATGGTCAAACCATGAAGCATCATAAAAAGCAAATAAATTATCTACCATCCACGTCTTTCTAAGACCTTCTCCCTGTCGGTGCATGTGTTTCCATGCTGTAGTGCTGTTTGCTGTAAGGGCGGGAGATAAAATGACAGCATTGGGTTTATGTGCCCTTGTATGTCTGAGACGGCTAATAATTTTTGGATACTTGTCTGGAATTTCAATAGAAGTAATTGTGAAAACGTAGCTGTCGAAGATTCCCATGTGTCTGGCAATATCCCAACCAGCTAACCAGCCTGCCGTAGTTTGGCGGTTTTTAGGAAGACGCAGTTCTGTATGTCTACTAGGTTCTCTAAGGTCAGAACCATTATCAATAACAACAGGATAATAGTTACTGTTTCCCTGAGCCTTCAAAGCCCCGACAATTGCATCTGTTTTTTCTGGCATATTATAATTAGTTAGAATTACGGCTGTTTTCCCCATTAGTGCTCCCTTAGATGTTGTTCCATTAGTATAGCTCCAACGATGGCTCCTAAACCGAAAACAGCAAGTCCCAGTGATAAATAACCATCAGCCACATCAATCAATAAAAATGAAAAAACCCCCCAAGAAACTAATATTATTTCTTCTACATAACGTCTAATTAGGGTCATTTATTATATATCCTCTTGCTTCTTTGTTTCCTCTACTAGCATTCCGAAGAAATGCCACCCATAACTTTCCAACCACTTGAAAAAAGCCTTACGCCATTCTTCTTCGGGAATATTTGTCACGATAGTTCCTTCAATTTCAATAATATGCTCGGTCATTGGTTAGCCTCCATTCGATATCAGTTCGTTGTAGAAGTCTGTGGCAAGGTCTGTTCCCTGCCAATTATCGACGCCCGCTTGCTCAAGACAATCTAGCCACAGCAATCTGTCCCTCATCTCCTCATATTCATTTACTCTGCGAACGATTGCCGCTTCGCCTATAAATGCGCCACAATCACACATAAGGCGCATGTTCCCTTCAAGCTCATCATCTTCTTCAAACTCGCAATAATAATGCTCATGCTCGGTCATTGGTTAGCCTCCATCAGTATTGAAATGTCCAGTCCTCGTTTTCTTTTAGCCACTTCGTCACTTCGTCAACCCACCAGTCATTTCCATCAAGCTCCTGCTCTACGGACGTCTTCATCAAATCCACCATCTCCTCATACGCATTTACTCTGCGGATGATTTCCTGCTCGGATAGAAACCGCCCACACGCACACTCCAGCGTTATGACTGGCGGAAGCGCATCAAAATCCTCATCGACTGCACGAGACCAATCAAGCCCAAAAAAATCATACACATGCTCATGCTCTATCATTGATGTCCTCCTTGTATATACTTACAACCTACTATATAGGTTTTATCCCCCATTTTGTATGCCAGTTCTGGCATGTTGTCCATGGGGCAATTTAGGGGAAGATGTGTACAGAATATTTTCATCGGCGTCTAGTTGTTGCACCTTATTCCACAATGTCATCAACACTTCACAGGCGTCATCAAAATCTTCATATCCCTTTATAGTGATGCTAGATTGTTCCTCTTGCAGGTTTTCTTTTATTACTAATTGGATTTGATACATAGCTCCCTCCTTTAGTTGTTACCAGTTTTTATAGCTACATTCCTGCTCTGCTGACATCAAGCCACGCTGATGGGGGTCTCTCCATGCTCTCCGTCTAGCTTTAGACAATCTGCGCTTCCAGAAGCGACCATTCCCCTCGTTCCAGCGACCATGCCACTTCGCATAGGGGCTAATCCTCTTGCCAAACTCTTTCCACGTTACTCGATGATTATACTTATGAGCAAATGCCATGTTATTTTTCCTTCTTAGATTTTTCCTTTCTCTTTACTTGTTCCTCTACGATTGTAAAAATAGACTTCCCATCAACGCCCATCTTGCGTCGATTGTCTCTCTTTTTATCACGTCTTTCCCATCTAGTATTCGGTCTCGCCATAATCATCGTCTCCAAAAAGAACGTCTTCAACATACACTCTCAACGACTGCATCCACTCCTCTTTATACTCTTCGAAGGTTTGGTCTGCGCCTTCCGCTTCAAGCTTCCACATACCCGTGTCTATCGCTTCCGTTTGGAATAACATTTCCATAAGATGTTCAGAAATCTTTTTCTCTTGTTCGTACATATTCTTATAACTTGCCATTAGTCCTCCCATACCTCTAATTCATGTGCAATGTCATAAAGCTCATTACAAATTGGACAGTCTGTTTTTGACCGTCTCCGCCCCCTGTATTGTGGATGGTCAGGGCAACCCCGTGCTAATTTCATAAGTTTTTTCAGTGTTCTTTCATACTTAGCGGTTTTCGCCGCCAACTGTGTTACATCCAACGACATACTAACATTACTTTTCTCCAAAGTCAATAGTCTCCTTTCTTTTTTTCCATCTCTTACTAACGTTTTTAGCCTTAATCTTTTTTACGTCTGGAATTTCATAATTTTCATCAAACCATGTTTCGTTGCTAACAATATACGAAATATTAGCCTTAGTTACATTATATTTCTTAGCTAATTGTGCATGAGTATAATTTCCAGCTGTGTACTTTTCTCTAATCTTATAAACATCATCCCAAACCAGTTTTGAAGTTCCACAATTTTCTCCCTTGTTTGCTTTACCAGAATTTTTAGCATGAATCTTTTTTGTGTCGGGAACTTCATAGTCTTCATCAAACCATGTTTCATTGCGAACAATACACGAAATGTTAACATCGGATACATTATATTCCTCAGCTAATTGTGGTTGCCCATAATTCTCAGTAGTGTACTTTTCTCTAATCTCATAAACGTCATCCCAAGTGAGTTTTGAAGTTCCACACTTTTCTCCAGACATACCACCACCACTAGCAGTCCGCACAAGATTATATTCTGGTCTTAAATTATCCAAAAACTTTTGCTCCCAAAAAAGGGTCATGTCTTTATCACAATACATAATGACTTTGAATTTTAATCTTTTTTTGTATTTGTTATGTGCTTTCTGTAAAACAGGATTGTAATGTTTTTGCTTTTTTAAGGCTCTAAAATGGTCTTGTTCCCGCCTTTCTAAATCCACACTACTTCCAATATATCTATGCCCATTAGGGGCTACAATTTCATAAACGCCTGCAACGTAGTCCATTATATACCCGCCACAATCGCCATGCTCAGGGCGTCTGCTTCATGCGACTTCCAAACTGGTCTCATGCTTCTGTCATTTTCCCAAAAATCTAATGCTTTGATTTTAGCACTACCAAAACAACGTTTGCGAATTGATAGTGGCGGCATTTCAATTACAGTTTCAAATCCATTCTGGTCGAACCCTAACAACAAAGCGGCACGAATTTGACCGAGCAAGGCTTGTTGCCCCTTCGCACCATACGCCGCTCCTTCAACCAGTACAGGGGTTTTCTTAGGAAGTCGGTCAGGAAACACAGTAGGGATGTTATTGATAAACCGCATCACTTGTACAGAATCAAAAGGTTTGCGATTTAGCGTAAGCCCCAACGTGAATGCGACATCCTCAGACATGATAAATGCCAACCCCATATTGACACCTGTATCTATACCAATTCCCCCTTCTGGAAGTAGCGGCTCATAGAATTGAACAAGGTGTGCTCTCCAGCTTTTTACAAACGCTTTGGGAACAACTTTCAGATAATCATCTACATTCCATACCTGTTTGGCATGAGAAGGCTCCAAAATGGAGATTTTAGCGTTTTTAAGCCCCGCCCCTAGCAAGGGTTCATACATAGGAATTATCCTCCTTAAACTGGCTAATGCGCTCAATGAACGGGTCAAAAACACTATCATCCCCCTCATACGCCTTGTCAGTAATGGTCTTTAGATAGCCGTGGCTGTTTCCATCCATCTTGATTGTTGTGCTCTTTTCTGCCAATCCATAATAAAGACAATCTAAGAGGGCTGTAAAGCCGGGATGAACTCCACGATTGCTGATGATGCCAAACTTAAAAGTCTTACCTTTTCCGCCATAGCGGAACTTATCAATTTTCCCAGACACGATAGAATATCTTTCATTACGTTCATCAGCACTAAGCTTCATTCTAGCCGCAGACAGATTATGGATTGCTACTCCCCCCGTAGTCGTTGAACCTCTTCCTAGTGTAATAATTGGATGCAAATGATTCAACACAAACATCACAGAAGTAGGATTATGCTTTATAACATAAACAAATTGGCGCATCGCTTTTGCCATTAGCTTAGGTTTCTGACCAAGCCGTTCCTCAAGATTCACTTCATTCTTCAATTCCTCATTTAGAACCATTGCACCAACGGTATCAAGAATACCAGCACCATACTCTTCGTTGAATAGCGAATCTCTGAGAGCGGTAAGACCTTCCTCTGCTGTAGGATTCAATTCAATTGTAACGTTGTCAGGATTATAATCAGCCATTTCTGCCGTAGAATAAATATAGTCTGAATCAAAACCCTCAAAGTCTGCAACACATATTTTACGCTCTTTTGCTATCTTCATCGCCAGATAGTAGGCAAGGCTACTCTTACCAACATGAGTATAGCCATAGATTTCGTAGATGCTCCCCAAAGGAAGACCACCACCAAAAGCACTATCTAGAGAATATAAACCCGTAGTAGTTCGTTCAAGTCCCATTATATTAAATACACTCTATTCCTTTCTATAATGTCACTAATCGCTTTTCTCCTAAGTTCGTTTTTCATATCTTCGCTAGAGTTTCTCAGCACTCCCAAAATAACCCGCTCATTATTTTTTCCAAAAACTACCAATGTTCCATCTTCATACAAAGAAAGATTATAAGCGGTTGGTCTACCTCTAGAAGATTTACCAATCTTAGAATCTACATAACTTCTGATGCTGGCTTCGTCTGGAAGCATGGCAACTTCATGCCATTCGTCTTCTGTAAAAGCTTCCGCTCTTGCTGGTCGTACCAATTTGGTGAGCATCTTAGTAGACTTTTCTGCAAGCTGGTCTCTAACTTCGGCTGGAATTAACTCGTTTTCAAGCACCTCTTGTTCAATACTGAGATACTTCTGAACGGTTCCTTTATGCAAACCCCATTCAATAACAATCCTATCTACTAACGCTTCTTGTAGCCCAAACCGCTCCCATTCCTGATGAAGACGATAAATAAGATGAGCTAACTCTACCCCTTTAATCTGTACGTCTTTGATAAGACTTTTACCATAATCAAAAGCCTCTTGAGGGTCTCCATGCACAATGCAAGTATCAATAACCTCATTAATACTTTTACGTGCTGATACTAATTCTGTTGTTTGAAGAGGAAGGTTTTGGTCTAGCCCCTCCCCATGAATCGTTAAATCTTTCATTCTTTTATAATGGTCTCCTTCCACTTCTTTTCAAGCTCTTCATAATGTTCTTCACAAAGGAAAATCCCCTGAGAAGGCAGTAAGTTTAATAGCTTGCATATCTGTGCGCTATGGTAATATTTTGTGTCTGTACTATCGCAAAGATAACATTCCTTGTTCCACGTTGTTCTCCCTCGTGGATTTCCAGATTTTTGCTCTTTCTTAGGGCGTCCTCTTTTAGCCATTATATCTTATCCTTTCTCCAAACTTTTCAATAGCAAGCCGAAACTCCCCAATGTTACCCTTCATTTTATTGTCTGGAAGACTTGCAAAAGAAGCAGTTCTTCCCAAGATAGGAATATCTAATTCAAGCCCCTCAACATGAGAAATATTACTACCTACAAACGCATTAGAAAGGATGTTTCCCATAAACAAAAGATATTTTGCCTGTTCTAGCTCTCCCATGAACTGACTTAGATGCCATGAAAACTGTTCATCCGTGGGTTTTTTAGGTGCTTTGTGATTCCACAGAGTTGTAAGTCTGCATGAATCTAAAACAATACCTACCCTTGACAGTTCACCACGCAAAATCTTTTCTTCTAAATCGTAAAATAGTTTGTTATATTTAATGTCGTCAGTAGAGGGTTCTCCCCGTGCAATTAGAATAGATGACCCAACATTACCTATGGACTCAATTGTTTTGATATTACAAACGGGGCATAAGGTGCTCACAAATTTCCTCCCATGTCATGTTGAACCTATCCATATTCCACGGTCTTTTGTGGCAGTAATAATCCACATTATATTTCCGTGCTACTTCTAAATAGGTTCCAAGGTCATCAATAATTATATCAAAAAACCTGCTCATAATCAATTGTTTCTTTCTATCCTTACCCAAACATAAAACTGGAGCAGGGGGAAAGCCATGCGCTTTCAGCCATTCAGCCGTGATAAAGCTCACTACAGGCCTTCTGGCACTCACATAATAAATGTCCGCTTTTTCATTTAGTTTCTTTACCGCCTGTAAAGCCCCTTCTACCACTTCCATCGAGGTAGTAAATTTTTCATCTTCATAAATCCATTCGTAATCAACCCCCGCATAAAGTTCTTTGAGGCAGGTTCCGTTAGGATTTGTTGGCTTACCAAAGGTCTCTTCCATAAGAATAGCAAAATCTGCTAAAGTGTCATCAACATCAATAGCAATTTTCTTCCTAATCTTTGGTTTTTTATAAGGCATTTCTACTCCTGAAAACGTCCATTTATGAATTGAATCATTGTTCATCTACATTCTCCTTTCTAAAACAAGTCATCTTCATCCCACGATAACGCCAGTTTTTTTAGGGCTTCTTTTATTCTTAATCTAAAAAACTTTGAATTATTAATAAGCCCAGCTTCTTTATGACTATTCTTGTATACAGAGTAAGTTCTAAGTAAAGCCTCCTCTAAAAGTTCATGATTTTCCACAGTAACAAAAAGACCAAAAACATTATTGTCAACTTCAAAAATACAAAATAAATCTTCTGGAACGTTAGTAAGCTCTTTCTCTATAAAATAGATTTTTCCAACTTCGTTAGGCACTATTTCACCGCCCAACTATCCCCAATAGCGGGGTCTGCTTTCCACGGAACGGATGGATACAACATATGTCCAGCCTCAAGCATAGCATCTTTAGCTAAACCAGCATAGCATGTGATAAGATTTTCAGGGGCTTCCAAAACAATTTCATCATGTACAACAGCAACAACTGGATAAGGCTCGTTTCTTGCGTTGAATTCCTGCTTGAGTAAAACCAATGCAAGTTTTGTTTGGTCTGCCGCACCGCCCTGAACAGGGGCATTTACAGAAATGTTATACAATCTCCGTGACCACGGATTTAACCATGTGCGTCTGCCAATTTCTGTTTCCACATAGTTTTGGTTTTCCCCAAACCAATGTTGTCTTTCTATCCAATTATGAACACCACTAAACTGATTAAAGTATTCATTCACCAACCGCTCACATTCCGATAAATCCAAACCAGTATTACGCCTCAAACCCCACGGAGTAAGACCATAAGTAAGACCAAGATTAATCTGCTTTCCAATATAACGCCGTTCATCGCTCTTTTCAATTGTTTCATCAGAAAAAATTTTCCGTGTTACATACAGATGTAAGTCAACTCCTCTCCAGATAGCGTCTAAGAGAGAAGAGTCCTTAGACAGATGGGCAGTAATTCTTGGTTCTTGTTGAGAATAATCTGCCACAGCAAGCTTATGTCCTTTAGCAGGAATAAAACATGAGCGGAAAGTAGCCGTTTTAGGAATATTCTGCATATTGGGATTTGACGATGCCATACGCCCTGTTTGTGCTCCTATTGTCCAATAATTAGCATAAATCTTATTGTCCTTTTCTAGGAAGTCATAGATAAAGTTCATTCCATAGGTACTTGCTAATTTATTGGCTCCTCTAAACTCCAGAACACTTTGTGCAGTAGGGCTTTCAGGATATTTTTCTAGCACACTTGCCGCTGTACTGGAAATAAAAATCCTCTCTTTCGCTAATGCCTCTTTTACTTGCTTCGGACTGGCAGGATTAAAATCTAATTCCTCTCTAATCTTCCTACTGATTTTATCAAACTTCTCAGCGTTAGCAGTCCATTTATCCACATCAAGCGAAAAGCCCTTGAAGTTTAGAACTGTTTCTATCATATCCCCTTCGATTTTATCCCAAACCTCCCTAGCTTTTGGATAATGTGGATAGGTTTGTTGTTTTTGATATACCGCATAAGTAGCGTAAGCGTCTTCACAAGAATATTTGCGCAACTCAGCGTTCATCTGCCCTGCCTTTTCAAATTTCTTACGCACATTCTTGTCCATCTGTAATGACAATTCTCTTCTTACAGAGTTCTCAAGAGAAAAGTCATTGTAATAACCATTCCACAAAAGCCTGTCCATAATCATTACATCATAAAGATTTCTTGCGTTTCTTTCAGGAACATCAGCCCATCGCCGTAAATGGAATAAGTCAAACGTAGCATTATAGAAAACCCATATTTTATCCTTCACTCTTTCTAATGCCAAAGGAACTAGAGATTCATATTCATAGATATAAACAACCTTCTCATAACCAATTGTCATACAAGCAAATTTCCCCGTTTCTCTATGCAAACGACGTTTTTCCATATCAAACATTTCAGTATCAATTGCTACCGCATCAATATGGTCTGGAATAACAGGAAGTTCATTAACATGAATCTCTAGTTCTGGAAATCCCATCTACTTATCTCCTTCCTTTTGAGCTTTCTTGAGAGCCGCCATCTGTTGCTTTTTTTGTTCTTTCAAAAGGTCAGCATGTCGAAGTGACGCTTCTCGTGCTGTCCCATACGACCTATCATCAAGTTCAAAATCTTTTCCATCCTTTGTAGGGGTCAGAGCAATATATCGCTTTTTGTTTGTTGCCATATTTTCTGCTATAGCATATCCGAACGTCCAATTTATCGTGACCTTATCGTTTGATTTTAGCATACAACCTCCTATAGAGCGTAAATGTCTTTATCGCTGATAATTGTTTTTGACCATCCTTTCTTCCCATCCCAAGGAATACTTACTGCAAGAGTTCCGTTTGTTTTCTGATTCCACAGGTGTCCAAAGCGTGATTTTCCTAAAATAATATAAGCATGACCTAGCTTTGGCGGGGGAAGAACTCCAGAAGAATCACTCCCTCCCCGTGTAGCTTTAGGATTATACAGCAAAAGAATCATAGATGCAAGGGCTTCTGCCATACCAGTATATCGCAGGTTGGAAATCTTTGGAATGCCGCCATCATGTGAGCGGTTTAATTGCGATAGAAGTAAGACAGGTGTTCTGAGAAGCTTTGCCGTATACACCATAGACTGATAGACACTAGCCATCGCCGCTTCCGTCTGGTCACGGTTACTAGCAAGCAACAGTTCAGCAAAATCTACTCCAATAAATCCCAAATCTTCGGCAACTGGCAAGGTACTAACAACCGTTGGAATTTCGTTGGGTGTTAGGATTTCATCACAAATATAAATTCGTGCTAACTCTTCTTTTGTCAGGTTAGGCTCCATAGAAGTAATTCGATTCAACAACTGTTCTGCGGTCATTTCCAATGAAAACAACATGCTGTTCTTTCTACTTTTAGCGTTCTCAATTGCTATACGAATCATCAGTGTAGTTTTACCCGTTCCGGGCGAAGCACCAACAACTGTTAGACCAGATTTAGGAAAGCCCCCTGTCAAAGTATCTAAGACTAACCAATTAGACTTCACAAAAGGGGCTATCTCTGGTTTTACCATATCTGCCGTTTGAACCGTGAACTTGTTTGTATGTAGTCTGTGAGCAACAGAAATAATATCAGAGGCACTTGTTTCTTCATTTCGTCTCAGACTAATAACATGCCGTTCAAGGTTGTCAGCAACGTTTTCTTTTACCGCCGCCTCATGCAACAACAACGCCCAATCAATAGGCATACCGTTGACATGCTTAGCCGCAGTCGTAGCAACGTCTAGTGGTAAATAACCAACCTGTTGAACAATTTTTTCTCGCACTCCCTTGTTTGTATCAGGAGCCTCTTTTATAATCCTTGCCATTTCATCATAGGGAGGACAAAGGTCTTGTTCATTTACAGAAGCAACCCCAATACTACCTTCCAGTAGTTTCCCAACAACCAACTCACTAAGTTCTTCTCTATTCATAGTTATCCTTTTCTATTCCATAAATATCCACTTTTATTCTGGAATTTTTAAATAGTTTTTCTAAAGCCCATATAAGGTATCGTTCTGTTTTAGTTAGATTTTCTGGTAAGTTAATTGAAATAAATGGACGGTTAAAATTAACCGTACCCTGAGCACTCCAAATGCGATTTTTATAGTTTTGATTAAAAGAATTTTCAATGTCAGCAATATCTTTAATGTTTGTAGACCAATCAAAGTTCCATTTTGAAAAGTCTTTCTGCTTGAAGAAGGTCATTTGGGTCTTTGTCAGTTTGTCCATAGTCTAATCTCAGCACCTTTCCTCTCCAGCCTAATTTACTTGCATGTTTAAAGGCTGTCTGATATTCATTCTTGTCAGGAACAAAGTAAATTGGTTTTCTTATGCCTCTAACCCAATCAGGGTCAAACTTATCTTTTCCCACCGTACCTGTAGCAGAAGCATATCCAGCTACCCATAGAGAAATTGCGTCCATAATACCAAAAGTGATATACACTTTATCCGCTTCTAAAAACCGAGTCCAATCAGGAACATAGAACAACGCTTTCTGATTACTTGGCTGTGTAAATCTAACGTTCATAGACTTTTGAATAACCGCTCCTGCTCTTCCCACAGCCCCTACAAAATTGGAGTTTTTATTATAGATTGGTATTGTGTACCAACCGTCATGATAACCTAATTTTAGCGGCTTTATTGCGGATTCAATTTTTCGTTGTTTCAGGTAAGTTTTGTATATTGGGTACTCAAGAATACGCTTATGAGCATGATAGCAGAATGATTCAACTTCATCAAGGTTTTCATAGTTAGGGAAAATTCTAGTTCCCTTCCCATAATAAAGTTGTTTCTTTTCAAGGGGTATCCCTGCCAACTTAGCATGTAAAGTCGGCAGGGAACCTTTTTGACCACATGAAAAACAGATAAATCTTTTCTCACTAACCATCATGCTGGGTTTATGGTCATCATGATATGGACATTTAATCATGATGTAATGACCAAAATCCCTGTATTCAGTGTCCTCTCTTATTGTATCGAGAGACACCGCCGCCATTAGTATGCTCCGTGTCTGGCGTTGAAATACTCCATCCAAAATTGCTTACGATAAGAACGGTCAACACGACCTTGCAAAGCATCCGCAAGAGCTTCCTTACGGTTTTTATTACGATTAAAATTGTGGCTTGAAATTGCATAACCAGTAGATTCAAGACCGTTCTTATTAGTAATGGTACAGAAAGTTACAATTTCACCGCTTTCTGTTTTTACATGGCGGAAATTTACATTATAGCGTGTACGTTGAACTTTGACATCAAACATAGTAGTCTCCCTTCACTATAGAATACAGGTTGTGTAGTAAAGAGGAGCAGGAATGACCCTGCTCCCCTTTCTTAGATTAAAGCTCAGTCACCATGATTTCAGGTGCTGGAGCAAAGGCGTCTACAAAGCCGTTATTGAGAACAATCATAAACGGTTTTTCCCTATCAACAAGCGTTCGTTCAAGCCACGGTAGAACATTCTCAGACAGAGGAATAGTATCGTTGTCAAAATCAATTCCTGCAAATTCAAGAAACTGAGCAAGCTGTTGACTATACTTTCCTTCTGTCCGAATTCCCGTAGTTTGTCCATCTCCCGCATCATGGAAGTAATATCGCAACATCGCAGTAAGCGTTGTACCTTTCCATTCTCCATTAAGTACCTTCATCAAAACTGTAAATCCGTCATAGGAATACTTGAACGGCTTACCGTTTCGGTCAGTAGCGATTCCTTCGTAATGCTTTGCTGATGGGGGCTGTCCTTCTGGATGTGCAAAACCTTCAACCCTCACAAAGAAAGACCCAACCAACGGTCGTACATAGAACAACTTACTGCGGTCTTTTGATACAGACGCAAAGACGTGAGCGTTATTAATTTCTGTATCAAAAATGTCACAGAAGATGTTCTTCTCTTCCGTAGTTTTGTCATCTCGATGAAAAGTTAAAGTTTCTCCAGAATCAAATGTCAGAGTAAGAGTATCTCCTTCTTTTGTCATGTGGGCTTTGGCTTTCAAACCTCTACCCGAATTACTTCGTTTCGTCATCTTAGGAATAGGCATAATCTGTGTGTTCCTCCTTTTGATTATTCGCTTAAGCGATTTCGAATTGCCATGGCAATCTGTCCCATCATATCAGCAAGTCCTTGAGGAGTCAATACTACAGCATTTTCTGGTAAATCTGATTCCTCATGAAGTACGGAGGGAACTTTATGAACAAGTTCCTTCTTTACTTCGATAGCTACATAGACAGGAAGAGCCTCGTCCATAGTCAATACTGGACTGTTTGGCTTATACTGGATTGGGTCAGTGCGTAGTTCTGAAAGCTTCATATACACTTTTACATACATTATTCTGTTAAAGAACCTCCTTTCAAACGAAATGCGGCATCTTTTAATTCGGTGTTGATTATATCAAGAACCTCTTGTGCAGAAGGAAACTCTTTAGTCAGAGAAAAAACCTTTTTATTCCCTTCATACTCAAGTCTACCTAATGACCATGCAATGTTGAACATGACTTGTAATGCCGCAACTTCTGACAACTCTTCATTAATGGCAAGAGAAGCAGAAATTGCGGCAACAATGCCGGTCAGGTTCTTATCATCACCGATGGACTTTGACTCGTCGAGCATTTCTTCTGAACTGAGCAAGTCCATAAGTTCTGCGACTTTATTCCCTACTCTCAGCTTATCCTCTTTATTCAACGATAGGTACCTCCTCTCTCTGAAATAGCGGTCTCCTAAACGGTTCAAAGCTCAGTATAGCAGATTTTTTACAAAAGTCAAGGGTTTAGGGCAACGAAATTGAAAGAGAAAACTTATCACCATTGCCTAAAGTTTTTGGAATTCTCTTACCAAAAAACTTCGTTTGACCAACATCATTCATAAGCTTTCCACGAACACCCCAAACACCACTTCCATCAGGGAATCTCCACCACTCAGCTTTCCCTGTAAAAATGCCGTTCTTGTTGTTGATTTCTAAAGTCATTTGACCTGAGCATCCAGCCGCTTCATAAGGGTTAGGCTGAATGCTTGGAACAAACAAAATAACTGTGCCGGGGTCATTTACTTTCGTCCATCCAACAACTGTTGCAACCATTTCAAAGACACCACCACGGGTTAGGTGCGCATAATTAACCTCAATTGCTCCAACATTTTGAGGTTCAACATCATTGGAACCCTCAGTAGCTGGATAAAGGTAAACATCCACATCCACGGGAATTGTATCAAATGCCGCTTCTGCAAACGCATCCACACAATTAGATACTTCCGTAATTCTGTCATTAACTCTTTCAAACTCCACAGAATAATCTGGAATATTCCCAATTCCAAGCCAATCTCGCATCCATGTTTTTAGACTCATTTTATATGTCCTTTCCAAATTTTACGCAAAAACCAAAGAAAATCCCTAATATAAAACCTATCAGAAAAATCATGGTAATTGCTATAGCATCTAAGTAACAAACACTCATAAATTATACTCCAACATTAAGATACCATATTTTATCAAAACACCAATACCTTGTCTACAGTTCACATTTAGACCAACCACAAGATGGACAAGAAATACAACCAGATTCATTGACTACTGGTTCTTTACATTCAGGACATACTTCTGGACTTTCTTCTTTTTCCGTATATAGAACTTGAAGTGTTCTACTACCATCACGATATACTGAAAGTCCTTTAAGCTTACTTTTCCATGCCTGCATATAAATTTCTGCTACATCTTCAACAGAAGCATCAGCAGGCAAATTTACCGTTTTAGAAATTGACTGGTCTATAAATCGCTGTACCCATGCCTGTATTTTTACATGCTCCTTTGGTGGAACTTCATATGCTGTCAGGTAAACATCTGAGACACCATGATTAACCGCCTCACCATATTGAGGATGAATATAATCAATAAACTCATCTTGTCCATTCATTCGATAAAGCCGTTTATACTGTTTTGCAAAAAGAGGTTCTATTCCAGAACTCACTCCATAAAGATTAGAGATTGTTCCCGTTGGAGCAATGCTGAGTAATGAGATATTTCTAGTTCCTCCCGCCTGTATAATGGATTCTTGCAGTTCTTTAGGCAAATGCTCAAAATAGCCACGAGTTAGTACAATGTCTTCTATTTCTGCTGGAGATTTTGTTTTCCAAACAGGGGCTACTCCTTTGCGCAAACCCAACTGAATTGATTTAACATAAGCCGCATTTCTAAAGGTCATCATAATGCTTCGGGTCATTTCAAAAAGGCGTTTATCCCAAGTATAGGAAATCCCTAAAGCGGCAAGGGCGTCAGCATATCCCATAACACCCAAACCAACTCTCCGTAAATCACAAATAGCTTGCCTTTGTCTTTCACTCATAGAATAACCTCTATGTAACTCTACTTCCAGAGCATTGTCAAGAAATTCAATAGCTTCTCCAACATCATTGTAGAAACTATTAAAATCAAACTCTGCTACACTTGTAAAGGGGTTTTTGACATACGCATATAAATTCATAGACCCCAAGTTACAAACTCCTTCGTGCTCTAGAACCTGTTCTGCACAAGGATTAACCCCAACAATAGGATAACCAAAAAGGTCTGAGTTTGATTTATCTTTTGCAGTATCCCAAAACAAAATACCGGGTTCTGCTGATTCCCAAGCACATTTTGAAAGGGTCATAAAAAGGTCTTTAGCAGGAAGAGTTCTTTTCACTTCGAACCTTTTTCCATCCGACAAACCCTCATAGTGCATTGTCCAATCCTCATCGTTTTCAACCGCCCTCATAAACTTCTCTGTTACCATTACTGAAATGTTCGCAGATTCAATCTTTCCTTCTTTGCTTTTAATATGCAAAAAATCATAATGGTCTTCTGGTCTATACAAATCTGGATGGTCAACACTCAAAGCAAACAACAAAGCACCACGTCTTCCCTGTTGACCAATTACTGACCCTACAGAATTCAATACCTCCATAAACGAAATGGCTCCAGTTGAGGTAATTGCGGCATTGTTCACAGGAGCATCTTTTGGACGTAGCTTATTCAGTGTAATTCCAATCCCTTGTCCACGAGAAGAGGCACGCATAATTTTATAGGCAGTATTAGAAATACTTTCCAAAGAATCATCCTCAATAGCGTGAGTAGTACAGTTCATAAGACTGACTTGTTTATCAGGATTTCCAGCATAAGCTAAAATTCTTCCAGCAGGGGAAAACTTCTTTTCTCGCAACATTCGTATAATTTTCTTAGCGTGTCTTTTGTCTGAACTAAAAATAAGAGTAATTGCTTTCAAATAGTCATCAATATTTTCATATTTTCCGGCATACTTTTTCTTCCAAATCTCCTCAGCAAACTTGTTGACAAACCAATTGGTCATATTATTTCCTTTCGCCTGAAACAAAATCAGGATAACTTAAATTATTTTCTAACCAAGAACAAAAATCTTTCCACTCAGTTAATCTATGTTCTTTCCTTTGGTGGTATATATTTCTTAGAGTTTTATAGCTTACCATGACAATTCTACGTTGTAAAAAAGCTTCTGGTAAGTTTTGTTTTACTCTCTCTAAATCTCCATTCGCAATATAAAAATTGAGTTCTGAGATTGTACCATAAGGAACATCTCCAGCAAAATGTTTCTTTGTAAGGCGAGTTTTTAAAATTGTGTGCATGGTACTTTCAGATTGTTTTGTAATTCCTACTCTGTAGGTATCAAACTGTTGCCAGAAATATCTTGGAGCAACTATGTCTAACCACACAACCATACTTTCTAAAAACTTATTATGTCCACCCTCTTTACAGGACAAAACCCCACTTATTTCTTCTGCTCTTTCTAGAGTAGAATTATAACTCAGGGAAATGCCCAACAAAGCTTCTTCATAGCCTGATTCATTTAATTTTTTTAGTTTCATTTTTCTCCCTTCTCTAGGAAGCTGATGAAGAGACTCGAACTCCCAACCTAATCTTTACAAAAGATTTGCTCTGCCAATTGAGCTACATCAGCGTGGTGAGAAAAAGGATAACATGATTTTATTTTTGAGTCAAGGACTTGACAAAGATTTTTCTTTTTGATAAGTTAATCTTAGAGAATCCGAGAGGACAATAGATTCTTAATATTCTTTAATAT